ATGGTGGATTACCAGGTAATCGTATTACTGCTATTGTTGGTGAGGCGGCGACTGGTAAAACTTTCTTTGCGTTAGGTATCTGTAAAAACTTTTTAGATAGTTAACATGATGCTGGTATAGTTTACTTTGAATCTGAAAATGCTATATCTAAAAATTTAATAGAGAGTCGTGGTGTTGATAGTAATAGAATAGCAGTATATCCTGTTGCAACAGTGCAAGAGTTTAGAACACAAGCAGTACAAATTATAGACAAGTATCTTACACAACCTGAAGAAAAAAGACAACCAATCATGTTTGTGTTAGATAGTTTAGGTATGTTATCAACTACAAAAGAAATGGAAGATACTGCATCTGGAAAAGAAACAAGAGATATGACAAGAAGTCAAATTGTAAAATCAACATTTAGAGTTTTAACATTGAAACTAGGTAAAGCAAATATACCTATGATAATGACTAATCATACATATGATGTTATTGGTTCAATGTTCCCACAAAAAGAAATGGGTGGTGGTTCAGGTCTAAAGTATGCCGCTTCATCTATTGTATACTTGAGTAAAAGAAAAGAAAAAGAAGGTTCAGAAATTATAGGTAATATTATTCATTGTAAAAATTATAAGTCAAGAATTACAAAAGAAAATTCAATGATTGATGTTAAATTAACTTACACAAAAGGACTGGATAAACATTATGGTTTATTAGAACTTGCTGAAGAGGCAGGTATATTTAAAAAAGTATCAACACGATACGAGTTACCAACTGGTGTAAAACTATATGGTAAACAAATACTAAATGAACCAGAAAAACATTTTACAAAAGAAGTATTGGATAAAATAGATGACCATGCAAAAAACAAGTTCACTTACGGGACTGAATAAAACTTATAAGTTCGTACAGAAACCAGGTCAAGACTTTGCTTGTATTCAACTGCTAATCGGTGAATACAAAGATGTTGTTTACAAACACAATAATATAAAGTTTGCACCTAAACCAAATGCGAATGATGAGATACCTTTAAAGTTTGATTATGATATTTTAGTAAATCCTAATCAAGTAAAGGTTGATACTGTGGATTTTCAAAATTATATTGGTGATATTTTACTAGAGGTAGTACAATATCAATTAGATAATGGGACATTAAAGTTTGACGAATAATTATATTACCTATTTTGATGATGTTTTAGATAAAAAGTTCTGTGAAAATATCATAGAGTATTATGAGAAAACTAATAATAAAGAATTAGTTGAAAATAATAACATGAGATTTACACAACTAAATCTTAATCAGTCAGAGAATGGTAAACCATATATTGATTACATGATGAGAAACTGTTTCATGCCTTTGATTGAAGAGTATAAAATTAAATTTAATATTAATCAGTTTCCAGAACAATATGCATATGAAGAACTTCGTATTAAAAAGTATATGCCTAATAATAAAGATGAATTCAAATTACACGTTGATGTAGAAGATTATAATACTGCTAAAAGATTTTTAGTATTCTTTGTTTATTTAAATGACAATGAAAAAGGGTTGACTTGTTTCCCAGATTATGATATAAAAGTAAGACCAAAAACAGGTAGAGTGTTAATGTTTCCACCTTTGTGGACACATAGACACTATGCAGAGAAACCAATAAAAGAACCAAAGTATATTTTAGGTTCTTATTTACATTATGTAGGTGCGTTATGAGTGAAAGAGTAGAACTAACAATATTAAGAAATTTATTTTTCAATGAAGACTTTACAAGAAAGGTAACACCTTTTATTAAGGCAGATTACTTTACAAGTAGAGATGAAAGAATATTGTTTGAAGAAGTAGAAAAGTTTATTGTAAAGTATAAGAACAGTCCTACACGAGAAGCAATACTTATTGAAGTTGGTAAAAGAAAAGATATCAATGAAGATGAGTGTAAGTCTGTTGAAAATCTAGTTAATGGTTTTAGAAATGACGAGATAGATTTGCAGTGGTTGTTAGATACTACAGAGCAATTTTGTAAAGATAGAGCAGTTCACAACGCAGTGTTAGATGGTATTAAGATACTTGACAATAAGGATAAGAAGAGAACACCTGAAGCAATACCTTCTATCTTATCAGAAGCACTTGCAGTTTCATTTGATAATCATATTGGTCACGATTACATAGATGATGCTGAAAGAAGATTTGAATGGTATCATACAAAAGAAAAGAAATATCAATTTGATTTAAGTTACTTTAATAAGATAACTAAAGGTGGTGTTCCTGCTAAAACTTTAAATATTGCACTTGCTGGAACAGGTGTAGGTAAAAGTTTGTTTATGTGTCATGTTGCATCAGCATATTTAACACAAGGTTTAAATGTTTTGTATGTAACCCTAGAAATGTCTGAAGAAAAAATTGCAGAACGTATTGATGCTAATTTATTAGATTTAACAATGGACGATTTACACACAGTTCCTAAACAGTTATATGAAGACAAAGTTAAAAAAATAAATACAAAGACTACAGGTAAATTAATTATCAAAGAATATCCAACTGCGTCTGCACATTCAGGTCATTTCAGAGCATTGATAAATGAACTATCATTAAAGAAAGATTTTACACCAGATGTTGTTTTTATTGATTACCTAAATATATGTTCTAGTAGTAGATTTAAAGGTGGTAATATATCATCTTATTTTTATATCAAAGCAATTGCTGAAGAGTTAAGAGGGTTAGCAGTTGAATTTAAAGTACCAATCTTTAGTGCGACACAAACAACAAGAAGTGGTTTTGTATCTACAGACATTGGTTTAGAAGACACGTCTGAAAGTTTCGGACTTCCTGCTACTGCGGATTTTATGTTTGCATTGATGAGTAATGATGAGTTAGAATCTCTAGGTCAAATGAAAGTCAAACAGTTAAAAAACAGGTACAATGACCCTAGTGTTAATAAAACATTTGTCATTGGTGTTGATAGAGCAAAGATGAGATTGTATGATGTAGAAGGTTCTGCACAAACATTAGTAGATAGTAACATTAACAAAACAGAGGACGCTTATGATAAATTTAGTGATTTTAAATTATGATTAAATTAAGATATACAAAAAAAATGTTAAAAAAAGGTAGAAAAATAATATGGCAAGTTGTTGAGAAACCTGCTAACGCAGTAGTGGGTGAGTATTTTTTTGAAGAAGATGCTAAAAAAATAGTGGATATTCAAAATAAAAACCAAGTATGGGCAATAAATGGTGGTGTACCAGATTTTTTAACTATTAAAAGGTAAACTTATATAAATACTTGTACTTGATTTATTAAATGGGAAGGTGATTTTGCTTATGGGACGTATGAGGAGAGTATGCTTAACTTTAAAACATTTACTACAAGTAGTAAAAATTTACATCTAGAACACCTAGAAGATGCTATTATAGACAAAGGTTCTTCAGGTGGTAAAGAGGCAATCGCCTTTTTAAACTCAGTAAGAGATATGTTGATAGGTGACGCAAAGAGTAGTGTCAACGTAACTGTCAAATGGGACGGTGCACCAGCTGTGTTTGCAGGTAAAAATCCAGAAAATGGTAGGTTTTTTGTAGGCACAAAATCTATATTCAATAAAAATCCTAAAATAAACTATTCAATATCAGACATTAGAAACAATCACACAGGTGGTGTGGTTGATAAATTAATAGTATCATTAAATGAATTAAAAAGAGTTTTTAGAACTAATATCATTTTGCAAGGTGATTTGTTATATACAAGGTCTGATTTAAAAAGTGCAAGAATAGATGGTCAGGAAATGATTATCTTTACACCAAATACAATCACATATGCAGTACCAAAAAACTCAGCAATGGGTAAGGACATTTTAAAATCCAATATGGGTATTGTATTTCATACAAGTTATACTGGTAAAAAAATGGAAGACTTACAGGCAAACTTTGGTTATTCACAATCAGGTACTTCAGGTAAAGTCTTTATGGCAAGTGCAAAGTTTAGTGATACATCAGGTTCATCTAACTTTACAGACAGTGAGTTAAGAACATTTAATAATATAATTAAAATGGCACAAGGTTCATTAAATAAAGGTGCAACAGTTTTAGATATGTTACAAGAAAAAGCATCAGACCCATTATCAGTTGCATACAGATTAAAAGTATTCTTTAATTATTACATTAGAAATCATAAGGGTGATAGTTATGATAAAGTTAAAACTTTAGTTGATATGTTTAGTGAGTATTTTGAAAACTCTTTACAAGGTGAAGTCGAGAAAAGAAAAACACCAGCAGGTCAAGAAAAGTTTAAAGTAGCATTAGAGGGTGGTAGACAGTTTATAAAAAGTAATCAATCATCACTTTATATGGCAATAGCAAGTCATATTAGTTTACAAAGGGCAAAGATATTTTTATTACAAAAAATGAATCAAATACAAAGCATTG